CCCACATCATAGCTCTGACGATGCAGATGCCCCTTTATTGACAAAAGTAAGAAGACTTGTTACTGCAGACTGGCAAATTGCATAAAACTCCCTGTTGAGAAGAGCGAATGTAATTTTATAATATCACTACCGTAATTCAGACGGTACCTATGGCACACAACAAGCATCCTGAAGTCGCTAAATCAGAACGCTTATTAGACAACTATCATGAAAACCGATCCACGTGGGCAATGCAAGCCATGGAGGATGACGAGTTTCGCAATAATCAGCAATGGAAACGAGAGCATAAAGACGTACTTGCTGCTCGATCTCAAGTGCCTATTGTTGATAATATCATTTATCCCGCAGTTGAACAGGCAAAAGCCTTACTGACTGCAAACAAACCAAAATTTCAATCTACTGGCAGAGATGATTCTGACGGAAAAGTCGGTAGACTGTTTTCAGATATTATGGCATATATATGGGATGTATCTAGTGGGAATGTAGAGCTAAAACAAGTAGTAGACGACTACTACGTAAAAGGTATGGGGGTCATGCAAACCTATGTTGATGGTATGGCTGATTTTGGTAAAGGTGAAGTGAAGATAAAAAGCATCGACCCCCTAGACCTTTATTTAGATCCAAATGCCAAAGATCCTTTTGCTCGAGATTCAGCGTGTATGATTATTTCTAAACGAATTACCGATGAGCAAATAAAAACTATTTATCCTTTTTTAACCGATCAGTTAGAGAATATGATGACTTCTTCATCAAACAATCGGTATCCTTCTACAAATCGAGACGGTTCAGAAGATCAACAGATTGGCCCAACAGAAGATGAAGATGGATATTATCGTAATTATGAAATTATTGATCGATATGAAAAAATAAAACTTCCTTACTACCATTTGCTGGATTCCCTTACGGGAGAGGAAAACATTATGAACGAAGATGGATTTAATGAGTTTCTGTCAGAACCAGCGATATTTATGGATACAGCAAATGGAACACAAGCTGTTACTGAAGATAAAGCAGTAATGGAACTTCTTCAAATATATGAAACGACTGGTGGAGTATATCATATGATGCCAGATCCCGTAACTGGGCAACCTAAAATAATGCCCGGAGAAGAACACGAAGGAGCTATTCCAAATAGCACAACTACGTTACGACCTGTGACCAATCAAGAAATGATTGAAATGGGAGTTGTTATTTTAAATGAAGTAATGGTAGACCGAATTCAGCGTATTTTGTCTGTTGGTGGTATTTTGGTAGATAATTCAATTATGGACATAGATAACTATCCTATTGTTCCATTAATGAACAGACACAATAGAAACCCTTATCCTATGAGCGATGTTCGATTTGTAAAGCCAATTCAGGAATATATCAACAAACTGACTTCTTTAATTATTGCTCACGCTTCAAGTTCTACAAATACAAAGTTATTAATTCCCAGAGGATCGATGGATCGAAAGCAATTAGAAGAAGAATGGAGTAGAGCTGGAACAGGGGTTATTGAATACGATCCAGAACTGGGGCAACCTATTGTAGCGGGCCCAATACCGTTGCCTAATGAGTTATACAAAAACAAAGAAGATGCCAAAATGAGTATTTATCACATTCTTGGTATTCATCCTTTGTCTCAGGGGGATCCTGGGTCTGCTCCACAAACCTACAAGGGAACAGTTGCTATTGATGAATATGCTCAACGAAGAATTAAATCAAAATTAGATGATATTGATGGGATGTTAAATCAAATTGGCAAAATAGTAATTCAATTAATTCAACAGACCTATACGGATCAAAAATTAATTCAATTAATGAAACCAGACGGAAGAACAAGTGAAGCGTTACTAAACAAACCCGTATATGATGATTTTACGGGAGAATTAGCAGGAAGAATAAATGACGTTACTATCGGGAAATACGATCTCATTGTTGTTAGCGGTTCTACACTTCCATCAAACCGTTGGGCAAGATTTGATTACTATATGCAATTATATCAAGCTGGTATTATTGATCAAGTGGAAGTACTTCAGCAAACAGAAGTAGCTGATACTGAAGGAGTATTGGAAAGAACTTCTCTCCTTCAGCAACAACAACAAATGATACAGCAATTACAAGAAGAATTAAAACGAACTAGAGGTGATTTACAAACCTCAGAACGTGAAAGCGTACACGATAAAAAACGTGTAGAAATAGAAAAATTTAAACGTCAGTTAGGTCGAGCAAGTGATAAAACTGCAAAAGCAGTTGAATTATATGAAGCTCGTCTAAATGATCAACTAAAAATGGAACGGAATGACGAAGCAGAAACTCCGGTTGCTGTCAGCTAGACAAATCGGATAGGAGAATAAGATGGAACAACAAGTACAGGATGTCGTTGCTGAGGAAACTACAAACGACACAATAGTTGAAGAGAACGCAACTGACGTTCTAGAACCGTTTAGTCCAGATTTCAATCCTGAAACGGGACAATTTACGGGAAACGAAAAGGTTGCATCTGAGCAACCTGTAGCTGATCAAGAGGTTCAGCCTCAAGAAAACCGCTACGAATATTGGCAAAGTAAATACGATCAGAAGGCGAGTGAGTACAACCAAATGGAACAACGGATTAAAGAACTGGAAAATGTGGAGCCAATTGCAAAACATATCCAGGAAAATCCTTGGGTTTTAGATAACGTTGCATCATCACTCTCTGGTAACACCCCTAAGGTTGCCGGTCAATCCGAATCTCAGGGCTTACCAAAGAAACCCGAAAGACCTAATAAGCCAAGTAATTATGATCCATCAGAAGCGTACATGGATCCTGAATCTGCGAGTTTTAAATATCGTGATTCTTTAGACAACTACCGTGAAGAATTGGTTAGCTACCAAGAAAACATGGAAAATTATCGTCAAAAAGAAGCCGATAGGCAGTATCAACTGCAACAACAAAGACAGAATGAGGAAATGGCTAAACAACAACAATTAGCGATGGCAAATAATTTAGTAAATAGTTACGGCTACACTCCGGAAAAAGCTAGTGATTTTATTAAATATTATTCATCGCCAGATAGCGTTTCGCTAGAAAACCTTGTTGCTTTAGACAGACTAAGAAATGCTCCAAGTACAGCAGAAGTGGATACGAGGCAAAAAGCTGAGATGATGAAGAATCGTCAGAATAGAGTAAATATTCCCCCTCCTCCAAGTGTAGGCGGTGGTGAGAATCAACCACAATACTCTGATGAAGATTTATTTAACCTTGGTTTAATGCAAAAAAAACGAAATGCTTAATTAAATAATTTAGAGCAACTCAATACAATAGAATTTGAGTTCCTCTGAATTTAGGAGGGTAAATAAATGGCGAGTAATGCCAAGAGCCTAGCGTCAAGTGGGGTTCTATATAACGACAGACGAGATTTTTACATCCGTCCAAATGTAGTTAAAGAGCTATGGACCGATGTTGCACCTTTTACAACTGTTATTGCCAATCAAAATACTATGACTGGAATGGCTGATCCACAGTTTAAAATGTTTGAACATCGTAACCCATGGGCTAAACAATACTTTCAAGTAGGAACAGCTGTTACAAGTAACCCAGACAATGATCCAGATACTTTTGTTGTTAAATCTGGTTCGGTTGTAGGAATGGAAGGTGAAGGTGGTGATTACGCTTACAATAGTTGGATTGGGCTTCAATGTGAAGTCTGGGACGCTTTAACTCCCGGATCGAATAAAAAAGGCGTAGTTTTAATTACTGCAGTAGCAGGAAGTGGTACTAGTGCCAATTTTTCTGTAAAAAACATGAATGACACAGGAAATATTGTTTCGGCTGATGGTGATTATTTAGTTGTAATTGGTAACGCCTTTGGTGAAGGTACGGTAGCCGGAACTGCATGGGCTGATGAACTTGCAGTAGTCTATAATCAATGTCAGATATTTAAAACACCATTACAAATTACAGGCACAGTTTTACAAGCTGCCTTGCGTGGTGAATCATCTGAATTGTCTAGGCTTCGTGACCAGAAATCACAAGAACATAAGATTCAAAAGGAAAGAGCTTTCTTATTTGGACGTTCACCGATCAATATAAGTGCCGGGTTTGATGACAATTCATTATCTGATGCAAATAGCAATGCGGTTCGCTCAACAATGGGTATTATCCCTGCAATTGAGAAACACGGTACCACATCTGGTGATGACCAGAATCGTTTCGCTATAACAGAAGCTAGTTATTCATATAGCAATTTTGTGGACGATATGGAAAAAGTATTCCAGTACGTTCCTGAAGCGGGTATAAAGCGTGCTTTTTGCGGAATGGGTGCTATGAGTTACTGGTCTAAAATGGCGGGTAGTTCAGGATTAGCTGGAAACTCTGGTTGGACAGTTAACTTGGATGATATGAAACGTGATACACTGGGATTTAACTATAGGACTTTAGAAACACCTCATGGTGCATTACAGTTAATTCCAACACCAGTACTACGTCAAGCGTATAATAAAACTATGCTTGTTGTATCTGACGATAACTTGTTCCATGCTCAGTATAGAGCGCCAAAGTTTCAAGCAAACATCTTAACGGATGATGCTTACGATGGTGTAAAGGATCAATACTTTTCAGATGAAGGTATCGGTGTCACGCTAATTGAAAGTCATAAACTATTCCAAATATCATAAGGGAGGTTTATTATGGCTAGACCTTATTTAGGTGGTTCAAACGCTGCGATTAAAGAAGTAACTGCGGCTACTACATTGACTCCTGCCGATCACGGGAAAACAATTCTCATGAACGCAGGTGCAGACAATGTAGTTATCACATTACCAGCATTAGCTAAAGGACTAGAGTATACTTTTGTCCAAACTCAAGCTTCTGCTGGTTCAACTTGTAGAATAACTCCCGTTGGTGGAAAAATTATTGGGTATGTTAGTCAACAAGAAGGTGGTAATGCAGATGCTACTACAGCAGATGGATTGGTTTCTGTTTTGGATGGCGCAGATAACAAATATGTTCAATTAACAAAAGCAACTGGGCATCAAGGCGATTTTATAAAAATTGTTTGTGATGGATCAGATTGGTTTGTTATTGGGGGTATAGGTACTTACGCTCACGAATCATAAACATAAACAAAACGTGTTGGGGGAGTGTAATGCTCCCCTGACATTAAAAATACTATGACACAACAACAATTAATTGAAACAGTTCAGCAACATCATCCTGAAATGAGCGATACTCAAGTACGGTTGTATTTAAACAACGCTCTAAAAGAGTTTTGTAGAAAAACAAGAATATTAAAGAGCGTTTATTCTTTTTCTACAGGAAACGATGTTCGGTATTATAAGTTAGAATCAAATATGGCTGAAGTAACTCGACTGGATTATGATGGATATCAAATACCAAGATTAATTCATGCGCCTGAAAAAACGGATCTTGTATAATGTCAGATGATGTAAGAACAAACGCTTTAAAACACGCATGGTGGGTAGAAAGAGATGCTATTGGCATTGTTAAGCGTTCAGAGGATACAAGCTCAAAATATGTCAGTATATCGGGAACTGGAAAAACAGCATATGCTCACGTTGTAAAGTATGATGAAGATTTTATTGCAACTGCTGGTACTGGTGGAACTGATGGTATTCGTTTGGGAGAATCTCCGAACATACCTGAAGAATTTCATGAAGCTTTGGCAAATTTTGTAATTGCAAGAGGGTATGAGTTAAAAAAAGACGGAATACCACAAGCGCAGTATTTTCGATCTTTGTTTAATGAATCTATTCGTGAAGGAAAAAAATACGCCAATCAAAACAGAGATGGTACTCCTTATAGCGTAGCTGGGTATGATTACTAATGCCTAGTTATACTGAAAATTCATTAGGGAAATACGATTGGTCAAGTGCTAATAAATCCTGGGAAACTTACAACATACTTAGTTGGAACAGTTATGTTGCCCTTACAACACAAAATCTTAAAGCTATGAGTAGCGTATCTGAACCTTCAATGGATTCTGTTACGTTTACAACTTTTACATTAAAAAATATGGGGTCTCTCTCAGAAACAACAAATGATATTCCAACATTTACAGAAACGGTAATAACCTAATGTCAAGCTTTAAAGTTCAAGTAGAAGATTTAATTGGATCCGTTGGAGACGATCAGCTTATTACGGATTCATTATTGTCTGCAGGAGCAGAAATTATTGAGATTACACCTTTAAACAGATTGTTAAAGTTTTCAAATGAAAACTCTATTTCTTCTGTTAATGGTTTTGACGTTTCAAATCAAAAAGTTTTAGAAGTACATAAAGACAATTACAAAGCAAGATTTGTCAGTGCTTCTGATATTGCTAAAGTAAAAGACAGTTCATCTATTCATTATGCAGTGGCAAAAGATCCAGTTTTTTACTTTAGTGGAGAAAAAATATACGTTTTAGAAGCTGGTAGTTTAGTATCGGGAAAATTAATGTCCGTACCTACTCAACCTACTACAGATGGGACAACTTTAATTTCAGCTACTTCAACTGCTACTGCATTTTTTCCACTAGAAGCAGAAAAATTAATGATTATGGGTGCTTCTGTTCGGTGTTTAAAAAGAATTTTATCTGATCAAATTAACACAGAAGAAGATGTGGAATTGGCAAGAATGACTCTTGCTCAATTACAAAGTTTGGAAGCGACATACGATAAAGAAGTCCAAAAATATTTAGCATAACCAAGATATCCATGAGAAGAGTCAAGCTCGGTAAGATATCGTAGTATAGGAGAAACAAGATGGCTAACCTTCAAAAATACTCTGTTAAAGAGTCGTTAAATCAAATGGTTTATGATACCGGTTTGGTTGTTACTGCAGTACACGCAGGAAGCGATCAGGCGTTAGGGGCTACCTATAGCGCAATTTATGTGGGAGTAGGTGGAGATGTTGTCGTTACTCTATCTGGAAGTGGAAGCGACTTTACATTTAAAAACTTAGCAAGTGGTCAATTATTACCAGTTCAAGTAACTCATGTAAAAGCAACCAATACAACTGCAACAAATATGATAGCGTTAAAATAATGTTAGGAGCATTACGAGTTACAGTAACGACGTTTGTTCAGGCTATTATCGATATTGGATGGGCTGGAGCAGAAGCGTCTCAATTAAAATGGGAAGATCAAACTTTAAAATGGGAAGAATTAACGGGGTAAAAATATGGCGGCATTAACTGGACAAAGTATAGCAAGTAGCTATAAAGATTTATTACAAATATCAAATTCAAATAGTGGTATAGATGGTACTGCAAGAGTTGTATCAGATGGAGAAGATACAGCATCAAAATTATATTTAGATACAAGTAGGGTAGGAGTAGGTGAACTTGCACCAACAGACGGGCTTTTTCATATTCACGAAGGAAGTGCAGGAAGTGTTACTGCTCATGCTAACGGAGATGAACTGGTTCTTGAATCTGATAATAGTGAAGTGGGTATGACTATTCTTGGTTCAGCTACCAGCAATCAAAACATTTTATTTGGCTCCCCAACTGACCATAAGAGAGGAGGTATAACTTATGCTCATGATGGCGATACATTAACTTTTACCACTTCTGCCTCTGCTCGCATGAAACTTGATGCGAATTCTAGAATCAGCCTTAGTAATAACGATAGTGGTACGAATAATACTCTCTTTGGGAAATCAGCAGGGGCGAGTATAGTTTCTGGGGCAAATGATAATGTTTTAATCGGACCAGAGGCAGGAGATGCTATCACTATTGGGGATGACAATATTGCTGTGGGAAATGGAGCATTAGGAGCTGAAACTGTAGGTCAAAGTTCAATAGCTATTGGAACTGCTGCCGCAGGAAACCAAGCAAAATCTGGTGGATCTCAAGGGCATATGCGAAATACTGCAATCGGTACTACTGCTTTATACTACAATGTAACTGGTACAAATAATACATTTTTAGGTGCGGATGCAGGTGTTGGTGTAAGTGGAAATTCGCATACTAATAATACTGGTCTTGGTTATTTTGCCCTAGGTGGTATTACAACAGGAGATTATAATGTAGCTATAGGTAGTGGAGCTGGTACTGGAATTACTGCACATGATAATAACATTGCTATCGGACAAGATTCTTTAAGAGTATGTGGTAATGAATTAAATATTGCTATTGGTGTTTATGCTTTAGAGGATGGTTCAAACGGATATTCTAATATTGCGATTGGAGGTTATTCTCTTAAAGCACATACAACAAACAATACAGTAGCAATTGGCGAATCTGCACTTCAAAAGAATACAACAGGTGTAAAAAATACCGCTATTGGTTATCAAACTTTAGTTGAAAATACAGTTGCAGATAATAATACTGCTGTTGGTTATCAGGCATTAAAACTTTCCAATAAAACAGGAAGTGAACCAGTTGTTTCTGAAAATACTGCCGTCGGGGCATTGGCTTCCTCTCAAATTACAACTGGCGTACAAAATACTTCTTTAGGTAGTTATGCCTTAGCTCAAACAGTCGATTCCGATAGTAATACTGCAATCGGTTATTATGCTTGTGGAGCTGGAGATGTAGGATCTGGTGGAGTGACAGCAGTTGGTGCTTATGCTTTGGCTGAAAATGTAGCTGGTCAGAAGAATGTTGCTGTCGGATTTCAAGCAGGAAATGTACTTACAGCAGGAAGCCAGAATACTATTATAGGATATGATTCAGACACAGATGATAACTCAGCTACTAATCAAACTGTAATAGGAAGTGAAGTAACAGGTGTAGCTGATAACTCAGTTACTCTTGGAAATGCAAGTGTAACCGCTGTTTATGCGGCTTCAGATAGTGGGGCAGTTGTTCATTGTGCTGGTATAGGCGATGGTACTGATACATTAGTTGCTCTTGACACAAGTAATAATGTAAAAATAAATGGCGCTGGTGTTCAAGATACGGCAAATCCCGGTTGGACATTTTTAAATGGCAATGCAAATCAAGGAAGCGTATTAGACCACACTTGTGGTGATGCTGGTGAAACGATTGCGACATTTAGAACAACGGGTGGAGTTTCTGGAAGCATTACTACATCTGGGACATCTTGTACATATGCCACATCTTCTGACTACAGACTAAAAGAAAATGAAGTTGCAATTTCAGATGGATTGACAAGGATAAACCAACTAAAGCCTTATAGGTTTAATTGGAAGCACGACAAAGACACAACTGTAGATGGATTTTTTGCCCATGAGGTATCAGAAATTGTACCAGAAGCAATAGTAGGATTAAAGGATGCCGTTAATGATAAAGGTGAAATAGATCCACAAGGTATAGATCAATCGAAACTTGTTCCGTTGCTTGTAAAAGCTGTGCAAGAATTATCTGCAAAAGTAACAGAATTGGAAAATAAATAGGAGTTAAAAATGAATTACAAAAACTACAAAACTCTAAAATCTGCTGGTAAAGCGTCTTTTTCTAAAAAGACAAAAAACATCGCTGGTGCAGATGTAGAGTATATCGCATTAACTGAATCAAGGTTTGACACAGAAACTGGAGAAGCATTAGACGATATTGTAACAGAAAATACTCTAAATGATTTAGAGTATCAAAAAGGCAAAATTGATGAACAAATAGCAAGTCTTCAAAACAAATCAGATGGATACGCACAAGCAATCACAGATATAAAAGCACTATAAGAAAAGGAAACATAATGGCAAAAAAAGAAAAAGAACTGCCAATTAATTTGTTTGGAAAAGAATACAAAGAATCAGAATTAAGTCAAGAACAAATAGCTATGATACATCACATAAACGATTTAAGTAGAAAAATATCTAGTTCAGAGTTTAATCTGACTCAATTACGATTTGGCAAACAGGCATTTGAAAATGCCCTTAAAATTGATTTAGAAAAATAAAGGCAGATGATTTGTGGATGAAGATAGAGAATATCATTTTTGGATTGGCTTTATTCTTGTAATGGTATTAGCCGTTTATTATATGGCATGGATGATAAGAAGCATATAAATAATGGATGGAGCAAACTTGCAAGGAGTTATCGTGTGGCGAAGGTTGATGACAATCTTTCTGTTAATATTAATATCAGGTGGATTTTCCATCTTATCCTTGCAACGGCTACACTCGTCAGCACATTCTTACACTTACAGTCAAGAATTGGCTCAACTGAACGCAGAATTGCTGAAATTGAACACAGAGTTATTGACCTTGAAGCTAAACATGAAGCAGAAATAATACAGATGCAAGAAAAGCTTCGGTGGTATGAAAAAGAACTAAATATGAACCCAGTAAACTGGTTAAAGAAGAGAAAGAAATAATGGATTTTATGGCTCTATATGGCGAAGCGGGAATGATTGGAGTAGTAGGTGCTATGTTTGTTTACCTAGTCGTTTCTTTAAGCAATAAATCTGCAAAACAACAAGAAACTTTAGAAAATCTTAAAGTAGAAAACAAAGGACAATCAGAAACCCTTGAAAACATGGAAGGAATGATTATTAAGCTTATTACAAGATGGAATTCTTCTGACGATAAGCTAGATAGAAAGTTTGACGCTATTACAAAAGAAATTAATGACCTGGATAACCAATGCTCTCGGATAGAAGGCAGTTTAAGTCGAATTAATGGGAGGCACTAATGCCAAAAGTAGGTAAAAAAAAGTTTTCGTATACAAAAGCTGGTAAGAAAAAAGCTAAAGCGTATGCCAAAAAAAGAAAAAGAAAAAAATAGTAATTCAAAATGAATTATGAACCAATTGATGTATATCGAAGTGATATAAAAGAAAGACTGGCTAGGATAGAAACTATTTTAAACAATGAATTACCAAGGATAAAAGAAGAATTAAAAACATCTAATGGTCGAACTAGATCTTTAGAAAATTGGCGAAATTATATATTAGGGGCGATGGCGATACTAACGACGATAACAACATGGAGATGACATATGATAATGAAGATGGTAGCTGATGAATTGTTTTCAGATAGCACAAGAGACGAATTAATTGACGAAATTAACAAAGCAGTTGATATTCCCATTATTTCTGAAAAGACAGAAAAAGCAATATTGGAAGCTTTGTGGAAAATAATCAGAGTTGTTTTCTTAAAAAAACTGGGTATTGGATAAATGCCAAGGTTTGGAAAACGAAGCAAAGATAGGCTAAAGGGCGTTAATAGCGAACTTGTAAACGTGTTAAACGAAGTAGTAAAAAGTTTTGACATTACCGTTATCGAAGGATTGCGCAGTCAGGAAAGACAAAATGAATTAGTAGCGCAAGGCAAAAGCAAAACTAAGTTTGGCAAACACGTATTGGGTAAAGCCGTAGATATTGCTCCGTATCCTATTGATTGGGAATGTAGAGATGATTTTCATTATTTAGGTGGTTTTGTTTTAGCAACTGCAAAACAAATGGGAGTAGATGTTCGGTGGGGCGGAGATTGGAACGCTTCAAGTTTTTTTAAAGGTCAAAGGACTACAAAAGATAATCGGTTTGACGATTTAGTTCATTTTGAACTACGAGGGTAAGGAAGAACAAATGAGGATACCCTATGGTAATAAAAGAAAGAGTAGTTGTTTTTCCCGATATTCATTTTCCTAATCACGATGAAAAGGCATTACAATGTGCATTAAAAGTAGTTACAGAAATAAAACCTACTGCCTTTTTATTATTAGGAGATACGATTGATGGTGAATCTGTTTCCCATTGGCAATGGAGGAAGAAAAGACGTCCACCTTTGGAGTATCAACTTCCATACATTGAAAAAGAGATTAAACAAGGCAACGAAGGGTTGGATCGAATTGATGAAGTTTTGGACAAGGTGGGGTGCAAGAAAAAACAATTTGCGCAAGGAAACCACGAAATATGGTTTGACAACTTTGTCGAAGAAAACCCATACCTTGAGCATTACGGATCCAGAAAAGCTTTTCGATTTGACGAGCGTGGATATAAATGGTTTCCGTATGGCGAAGTTTTTAAAGTGTTCGGAAGCAAATTATACGCTTACCATGGAGGACACTACATGGGAGTTGCCCATGCAAGAACTCACGCCTTACAAATGGGATGCAACATCATCTATGGTCACACCCACGACAGCCAAAAAGCCGTCATCACCCATATTACTGGACCGCACATGGCATATTCAATGGGATGCTTAACTGATATGACTAAATCATACTTAAAAGGAAGACCTACTAACTGGACTCACAATGTGGGTATTGTAGATGTGTTTTCTAATGGAATGTTTAACCTTGTGGTCTTGGATATTGTAAATGGAGTTACTTCGTATGGAGGAAAAATAATACGTGCCTAAACAAGTACACGAATTAAAACAATTCAATTCAGGAATTGTATTTAGTGCTTCGGAAACGGATATTCCTGAAGAAGCACCCGTATACAGTTTAAATGTTGATCCTATGGCAGAACAAGGAGTTTTACAAGGGATTACGTATGATTCGTATCATCCTGTAGCAAGTGCTTATGGAACAAGTTCTACTGCAGATGGAGGAGAAAATTCAGGAGGCAGTCATGTAGATCTAGCGGATGCTTCTTCTTTTGCTTCTTCTGGTCAAATTGCCTTTACTACCGATACAGGAAATCCGCAAATATTGTCCTATAGTGGAAAAGCCAGCAATAAACTGGAAAATGTAGATGAATGGTCTTCTATAGGAAATTTAGGTGCCGGAGCAAATGTTTATCAATATAGCGCATCTACAGTACGGGCAGATAGGTTATCAATGTTTAATGACGATGGAACACATCGAATTGTTTATTTTGATGATAGCGATAACAAATTAAAAAAAATAGACGATTTTCATCATGTATCTACTTTGCCAACACAAGCTAATTTATCTTCTTCGGCAGAAAGCCATACTGGATTGCCTGCAATGGAAAAAAACAATAAAGAAATTCACATTGGTATGGGAAAAGGATCTGCAAATGTTCCTCGATGGACAGGAATAATTTCTCATGGTCAATTTGGAGGATCTGCTCCAAGTGGAATTCAATTAGATGATGCTGAGTTAAAAAGCCCTACTATTATACCTGATTTTCATAAAGTAGTCAGCGATGGAACCCATATGTATGGAATTGAATGGGGTGGAAACATTATTTACAAAATGGCAATTAGTGACTACAGTTTAACAGAAGCAAAACAAATTGTTCCAGATAGTGCTAGTAGTACTACGTTACCTCAATTTAGCGCAATAGCATTAGCCTCAGATAATAATTTATGGCTTGTTTCGCTGACCAATAAAGGATACGACTCCAGTTCTGCGCCTACAGGAACAGAAACACTTGGAACTTGGTATAAAGTCAATAGATCTACGTTGCAAATAATGGCAAGTGGAGTTTTGCAATGTTCTGTAGGCAGTAATGTTTTTAACGGATATGGATACGTAGGCCCCGATAGTAATGGAGGTAGCACTGATTATTTTGTGATATCTGATATGATTGAAATTGGAAGCTATCTTTGGTTTTCAGGCGCAGTAGGAATTACTGGTCAACCTCAAATATTATACAGTAGAACGTGGTTATTAAATAAAACAACTTCTACGTTTACCGATACAACTACAGTTACATTAGATCAGCGTAATTTTAATTCACAAGATGGTGGAGGTACTGGTGCTGGGGATTTTGAACTTGGTACAGACCCAGCAGAAGATGTACATCAGGCAAGAGGAATTATTCCTTCTGTTTGTTTAATAGACCCAAAACACGGATCTAATGAATATTGCGCAGTTCTTATTGAGCTTTACGATGACGATGGAAATAACTTAACTGCAGGGGGATACGGGATACGGAATTTAGCCAATGCTTCAGATATTGTTAAAATTAGTACTGGTGTTTTTAGTGTAAAATACGATCAAACACAAAGTACAAATTTGAGTAATTTTGCCGCTTTAGACGGAGGCGGAGGAGCAACAGAAGGAATTAATCTTGCAGGAAGAGCTTTAAAAGTTGCTTATTCTGGAAATGCAAATGTACTAACTGTAAAAAACGCTTCAGATGCTACTTTAACTGATATTTATTCATGGGTTGCTTACGATCACGATACTGCATATTCTGGTGGTGGATCTGGAGGAGATGCTCATTTTAGATCTTTAACCGATGAAGGCGATCCAAATGATGATTACGATATTAATAAAGGGGTTCCTGTTGTTTTAAACAATTCTTCTTATTTTGATCTTCACGTATTTGCAGGATCAGGAGTTGGAAGGTGGATGTCTCAAATAAATGTAAGTTCTGTTGGTGCTTTTACCACTCGGTTAGAAAGTAATGTGTCGTTAGTATTATCTGAAAATGCAGTTACAAGCGGAATTCACACCAATACAAAAGAATACTTTTATAAATTTTCATTTCTGTATGACGGTTATCAAGAATCACCATTAAGCGATGCTACAAAAATTACTTCAACTGGGAAAGAAGTTGTAATAGATATACAGGCACATAATGCCACCAACGTCTCAAAAAGGGTCACAGACGTTATTATTTACATGGCAGAAGGTGCAAGTGGGGCTTTGGCTCCAACTGGCTTTTATCGTTATGTAGCTACAATAAATTTAGATTCTACTTGGACAAATGTATCTGATAATGCAGTAGCACCAGACTGGGGAGGCTATTATAGTAACAAATATCTTCATTCTCAAACAAATGGAGCCTCATATGAAGCTCGAACAGGAATTTCTGAAGTATTAGATAAAACTATTGTTAATTATGGCTTATCTACTCAATTAAATAGTCATTTGTTTGTGGCTAGATGTTATCATAAGGACATTACAAATGCTTCTAATTATTTGTTTAAATCCAGACCTTATAATTTTGATCAGTTTAATTGGGCAAGAGATTTTATGGTATTGCCTACTTATCCAACGGCTATAACTTCGTTTAATAATCGTATTTTTGTATTTGATGAAAACAATATTTATCAGATTGAACCAAACAATTTATACGTTGAAAATACCATTACAGGAGTAGGAGCTATTAGCCAAGATACTATTTGTGTTACAGACTTTGGTATTTGCATTTTGAATACAACCGGTGCATATCTGTTTAATGGAAAAGATGTAAAATTGATTTCTACTCCAATTAATCGGAATAATAGTTCCTGGAGCTGGGAAAGCATTGATTTTACCTATGATCCAAAAATTGTATATCATCAAAAGTTGCAAAGTTTTTTAATAACTTTTAAATCTATTTCTGGTACATACAACACATGGGCTTATAACATTATGTTGTCTCGTTGGGATTTATGGAGGTTGTTTTATGTATATCAAGGATCTCAAAGTACAGCAGTACCATATGCCTTTTTTACTGGAAACAATGGACACGTATATGCAAATGTAGATGGAAAAATATTTAACCTAATGCGAAATACTGTAAATAAAAGATCTTTCGATTGGCACAGTAAACATTTAACCCTTGGTCAACATACTCAATTTAAACGGTTTAATAACTTTAGCGTTACGGGAAATCCAAGTGGGACTTTAGGAACACACGTATATGTTCAAATAGATGGCAATAACGTAACTGAAACCGATAACAGTAGTGCAAGTGGAAGTGTTTTTAGCAATTTTGTTACAGACACAAAAAGCGGTAAATATGTTCAATGGTTTTTATCGGGTCAAACAGGAACCGTTGATGCTTTAGGTTTGGTATATAGACGTAAGATAGTAAATGCAGAGCAAACATCATGAGTTTAACAAAAAAAAGACCATTAATGGTAAATGAAGCAATTCCAGTACAGATTAATCGTACTATTCAATTGATATATGATGATTTAAACGAAATAATTAATGCGGTAAACCGTGGAAATACAACAGAAGAAAGAGATTCTTTTTCAGGAAAAAGTGGAGATATTCGATTGGCAAAGTTGGCTGATGGAAGTTATGAAATTCAAGGAAGAACTGACGAAGGATGGATTAAAGTAGCAATGACAACAAAAGAAATAGGAAGCTGATAATTATGAGTATAGCGGACATATTTGGAAGACCAAAACCAATAAAGCAAGATTTTAGTTTTACTCCTGAAACAATTGATTATGAGCCAAGTGAAGGATTGTTAGAAAATATCGATAGTTTACAAGGTTCTGGTACAAGACAAAGAGATTTAGGCGATGTCTCTATGAATCAATATCGCCAAATGTTAGATCCCGGTTCTTCTTGGTATCAAGGAATGTTTAGAAACTTACGTAGAAACGTTGGGGATATGCAGTCTCAAACAGCATCCAATATGAATCAAGCGTTGGCACAACGGGGAATAAACAGAGGTGGAATGTCGGGGTTATTAAATGCAATTAACATTAATCAATCTAATGAAGCAATTCGAAAAGGAACAACCGATCTTTTAAATCAAGGCATGGGATTGGCGTCAAGCTTTGGAGGATTGGCTTCTGGTGCATATAGCGGTGCTTCACAAGCGTATGGTCAAGCTGGAGGATTGTTAGGGCAAATTGATGCAAATATGTTATCTGCTGACATGCAAAATGCAAGTACTCAAAATGCGTATCAGCAATATTTAAGAACCTCTAACTATAATCAAGCAGTACGAAATCAAAATGCACAACAAGCATGGGTAAATAATATGTTAGGACTTGGAGTAGATATAGGAACAGCATTTCTTACTGGGGGAACAAGTATGCTTGGTTCGCTGATGGAGCAACCAGCTTCATCGATAAACTCAGGAACAATGGCTTTACCAAGAAATAATTTTGGCGCATATAGCAATTTTGGATCATTAAACACACTACCACTTAATTTAGATCCAAATAGAAATATAGATCTAATGATGCCAAATCCAATAACACAGTAAGGGGGTTAGAATTATGGCAAACGGAATAAGACCACCATCTATGACTCAAGCATTTGTACAACCAACGTGGGGTTCACAAGCAAATATTACAGAAACAATTTCTGCTATTGCTCGAATGAAACAAGACGAAAAAAATAATAAAAACTTGAATAATTATCGCAATCAGACTTTACAGCTTCAAAAAATAAAAATAAGTAATGATCAAGAGTATAGAAAGCAACAAGCAAATCTTGATTTTAAACGAGAACAAGCTACTGCTGATTTTAGAAAGACAACTCTCGAAGGTGATCAAAATTGGAGAACTTTGCAAACAGAACGCCAAATGCAACAAGAAAAAGCTACTGCTGATTTTAGACAGGCAAGTCTTGAAAATCAAAAAGCAAGACTTGATGCCGACTATACCTACAAAACCAATGTTCTTGAAAACGAACAAGATAAATTAAGAAAAACTCTTATACTTGAATACGGAGGCAATGTTTTTGATTCAGATAATAATTTTATTCCCCCTACCATAATAGATAAAAACGGAAATAGAATTAAAAATCCCAATGCGCCAACTGGAGCAACGGTAGATATTGAAAATAATAGATATGTAACATCGAGCAATATAGCAAGCCAAATAGCATTGGAAAAAGCTTTAGAAAAATTTCAACAACAACAAGACGTAAAAACTAATGCTGAAATAGATAACCAAAATAGACTACAATCTGTGATTCCATTAGGAAACGCTAAAAGAGTATTTGAAGAAACAACTGGAGTAAACACAGATAGTTATGGAGCTTCTCCTAAAGATATTTTAAACCCCCTTGTAAATGATGATAGTGCAGGTGGTCAAAAAATTTATAATTTAATTAAACAAGCGGGAACAAATAATTTTCGTTCTTTAGATGATTCAAACAAAGGAGTACGATTAATTGATAATTTTTTAGAGCAACTGTTAAACAACGATAAGCTTTTTAACAAAAATGTTTTAGAAGATACAGAAATGGCTATTGGGAGGTTAAACGCATATACTACCATTTTGCAAGCAAATCCAAATTTGAATGTTTCTGAACTAAACGAAAAAATAACTCGTATAAATTCGTTAATTAATGCACGTAAAGCACAACTTAAAGAGTATGAAACAAATCTTCCTAAAACTCGTGAAGAACAATTTCAAAGACTTGTTAATCCAACCAGAATTCAATATTAATTTGAATGAATCCATATGAATTACAGAGATATATTTCTGTTTACAATCAAAATCCTTATTTGTTTGATGATGATCTTGTAGACGAAATAGAAAAAGCGTCTAAAGACTTTGACGTTCCTTTTACCCGAAATGTAAGTGTTGAGGAAGACAAGCAAGAAAGCCTACTTAATCAATTTGTATCAGGTGTTAGTGAAGGTTTTACTACCTTAGGATGGGCAGAAGATCCAAAAACAGAATTTGGACAAATTGCTCACAGCATGGGGCATCTCATTGGATTTGCCCCAGCTATTCTTGCAGGTCCACTAGGGTTTTTAGGAAAAAAAGCAGGAGCGGAAGCTTTAAAAACTTCTGCAAAATTTTTAGCGCAAACAAAATCGGTTCCTTTTTATTTAGCGGATAAAATAAATACTCCTATTTATAAAGGCTTAACCAAAGCCGGAATAAATGTAGATCAATATGTAAAAAAGGGAAATGTGTATGCTGATATTGCAAAGTCAGCTCAAGAACTAGGAGTAGCTTCTGCAATCAGCAGTGTGTGGGGTGGAAAAGATGAAATAATGAATTCTTATGTCCATGGTGCTATCTTTGGTGGAGCATTTGGTACTATTGGAAATTTTACAAATCTTGGTAATATGTTAAAACATCCAAATCCAAGTGTTCGAAGTGGGGCAGAAGATTTTATTTGGAATAAAGTAGTAAGAGGCGGACTTGGTGCTGCCTTACAAGGCGGTCTTGCTACTGCTCAAGATGCCCCTACCTCTGTTCAATTATACGAGTATTTATTAGGTGGTTTTTTTGGATACAAGCATCCAAGTGCAAAAATAAAATCAGCTAAAAAATACATTGATTCTTTTTACAATCCAGAAAATGATGTTTATGGAAAACGGCATCATTTAAAAGAAAGAGAAATGCTTGAAACTCTGGAATTCAAAGAATTACATCCTGTATCCCAAGAACACGTTAAAAATTATTGGAATAATTCTATAGGAGAGAGATTTAGTTTTTATAATCCTCAACAATTAGAATTAGGTCTGAACTATCAAGATCCAACTGCGGCATCTCTATTAATGCAACATCGATATTTAGAAGGATTTAAACAATCCAGATTTAAAGATCGTGAACAAGAACTATTAAGAGAGCGTAAACAAGATAAATTATCTCAAGAAGAAGAAAATTTAGCAAAAGTTCGGGCAATGAATGATGTAGATGCTGAATTTCAAAGAATACAAATTGGAAACATTGCTTCTGAAATAACAGATCGTATTAATGGTTCTAAAGCTCCTATTGGTGAACGATCAAAAGATGTTTTAAATAAACTAACCAAAGAACAACAAGCAGAAATAAAAAAAGGCAATATTAATGTTATTTATGATGTAATTACTGGCGAAAAAGACACTACTATGGGAGCTAAAGAAGCAAGAGATCTTCAAAATTTAGACAGACCCGTAGAAGATCAACTGGAATTAGATGCCCCTAATCATATTCGCAATGTACTAATAGAAATCGAAAGTACTGAAGCCTATTCTAAAAAAGAACCCAAAGCAAGAGCAGAAATACTGGATGATATTATATCTGTTTTTAATAAATCTGTAAAAACAAAAGAATCGTATGAAACTTTTTTCAATGAGTTAAATAATACATATCCTGAATATATAGCCACTCCACAAACCAAAAGGCAAATGAGATCTGTTTACAATCGGATGATAAAAGAAGAATTGCATACACAGGTTCATTTTGATCGTTTTGGAAATCGTTTAGTAGTTAGCTCAACTCATGATATAAGCGGGAAAAGAATAGCAGATAACAAATCTTTAAGTGCAGATAATATATATTTTAGAAATTTAAACGTTAGAAAAATTAAACAAAAAAAATTAACACCCGAGCAACAAGAATTTGAAAATAAAATGAAATCCTTATGGGGAGTTTCCGGTGAAGATAGACCTTTATTAAATGATATATGGGAAATAGCCGGGAAAAGATATAAAATATTTGAGGTAGAAGACGTTGCGGGTCAAATGACTGAAAATTTTAGAAAAAATTACTTAGCTGCTCTAGAAGATGGTTATAAAAGAATAGAAGATGTATTAACAAAGGAACAGTTTGAAAATTACGGTCTTTTTCAAAAGTTTAATCTAGAGCAGATTGGTGTAAAAAACCCAGATGTTATATTTGAAATGCCTATTAATAAATTATTAAAGCAAGGTAAAAAAATAAAAGAATTATCTACTAAAGATAAAACTTCTGATGATCTTGGTTTTAAAGCCTTTTCTCCAAATTATAAAATTCAAGAACTGAAAACGACTCAAGTTGGAGATAATGTTGTAGATCTATATGGAAAAACATATAATAAAGATCAAAAGAAATTTGTTGAAGTTATGAAATCTAATGACTGGCTTAATTTGTCAATTCAATTAGATAAAGAAAACAAATATGCAAAAATTCCCAAAAAAGATAAAGGAGTTGAACGGATATATCCATATCATCCAAATCTTCCTTTAGATAGTAACGGATTAATAACCAAAAAAGGCTATGGTCGGTTTCTTAAAAGACTGCAAAAAGAAGATCCAATGGCACGTTTGTTTTTAGCTGAAGATTATACAAACTGGATAAAAGAATTCGGTGGGGGAGATCCTAAAAACAATCAAGCAAGAAACATTTGGCAAAAACAAATTATGTCCAATTTTTTGTATGAACCAAAATTACAATTTAAAAATGCTCCTGATCGGGTAAAAAGAGAAACAATTATTGCCAGTAAAGGAATTCCTCAAGACATTATTAAAAAATACAAAGAAATAGAATTTGTGTTGGTCGATGATGAACCCAGGGGAAATCACAAAACACATTCTAAAGGAATCCCCATTGAAACTTATAAAACTACAAAAGACGGCAAAACAGCAAGTAAAGAAAAGCCTTATTTAAGTGAAATTGACGGATATGGTGTATTGCCTACAGAACTTTACAATGAATTATTACGTGCAAATGGCTTTTCTCCAGAAACATCTAGGTTAAAACCTACTATTTCTGCTTATATAGACGGAGAATTGTTTTTATTTAAAGGTGGTTTTCATCCGTCTCAAAAAGAATATGATGTAGCTTTAAAAAAACCAAATAGAGGAATTGCAATGTTGAGTGCAGCCAAAGCTTTTCCTAAAAACTCTACAGTATATCACGGGCTTTCTTCAAAAAATAAAGATGGTACAACAAAATATGAATTTAAAAAATTAGGAGATGACAGTAAAACCATTGAAAACCCTGAAGTTTTAACAATTAAACTTGAAGATTTAAGAATTGATTACGGAGTAGCTGAAAACTCCAAAGCTTCCAAAGGTAACTTTACGATTAAAAAACAATTTCATGTATTGCTTAATGAATTACAAATAAGTGAAAAAGGTTTTAATTCGCTTATGGAAACAGCGTTTCAGCCAAATATTAAAGGCGTTAAAGAAGCGAATCAATTAGTTCGAGATTTAGCCAACGATCCAAATACTCCCATTCCTGAAAAGTTTCGTATTCGAGACATAGGAGATGCTGAATTTGTATATCTTGTTAATAATCCTTCTCATCCTTTATTTAAACGATTGTTAATGCGAATGACCAAACAAACTGCATTTAAAGAAAGTGCAGATGCGTTTGGAGATGAGCAACATTTAATTGAATTAGAAGATTACGTTAATCGATTACAACGATGGTCTAAATATTCTAATTATGACCCTATTGTGACAATGATTGAACCAGAACTATACAATGCAATGGTTTTGCGGTATCGAAAAAATAAATACCTTTATCCTGAATGGAAATATTCTGGAGAAGTCTGGGGAGCGGGTAATGATCCTGTAACCAAAGTTAGAGACGGAGCCGTTAAAAACGGAACGTTTAAACTGGGAATAGATATGGCTGGTATGCCCGTAAAATGGGGTAAAAATCAAACTTTAGGAGATTTGTGGGCTGAGTATCAATCGGTTAAAAAAAGATATGATTCTACGAAGATAAAAGCCAATAAAAAAACGATTCAAAAAACATTAAATAACATAGAAGAAATGTTAGAAATTGCAGTAATGAGAGTTCCTTCTCCTGCTGTGAGTGGAACTAGAATACTGCGTTTTGATGGATTTATAGAAAACAGTAGTGGAAAAAAAGATTATGGAGCTTATTTGCATCCTAAAGATCATTTTTATTTAGATGGAATGGATGTAGATGGAGACAAAGTTTTTCTATATCAGGGATTGCCTAAAGAATTCAAAAAAGATATTAAGAAAAATGCAAACGAGCTTGCTGTAAAGATTAAAAACGAATGGGTAATGTATGAAAACAAAGCTAAAGAATTAAACTCTGATTTTGGAACTACAGAAGCCCCTGAATTTATGAAAAGCAAATTATCTCAAATAATGCCTTTTGCATTACGTAAATCTGGAATTTCATCGTACAATGGAAAAGAGGGAATGGGTGCAATTGTTAATGCAAAAACTGTATTAAACTTTGTAACTGCAGATATTATTAGCAATAAACAAGGGAAAGTAAACCTTGATTTAATAAATAATAAAGGAAATAAATACGGAACCGTAGAGCTTATTACCAATGAAAACCAATTGGATTCAATTAGAGGGTTTCGAAGAATGGCATGGGAAGCTTCTAGTAGAACAGCAGATAGTTCAAATTACTGGGAAATGATGCCCTCATTAGATATGAGAGAGGTGTTATTAAAAAGTGCATTTACATCTATTAAAGCCAAGAATAATAAAGGCAAAAAAATAGATTTTAAATACAAAGATTTGATCAATACCTCTTATGGAGACCTTGTAAATGTAAACAGTAAATTGTATGGAAAAAACTGGCAAACAGGAAAACAATGGAATGCTAAAGAAGTACAAGATGCGGTTGAAAGTGCTTCTTCTACAGAATATCGCATGAATTCCTTGTTTTATTTAGCCAACCAAATGTCAGGTAGTGCAATTAACCAACGATATATTCGTGGAAATAAAAAGTTTAGAAATTTAATTAAACAATATAATGAACAATGGAAATCTCCTGATATTAGAAACTATTTTGGTAGAAAAAAGTTTTCTATTACTCCTTTCTATATGAAAACAGATCGTAAAGAATTGGAGTTAAGAATTCAAGATTTAATTGATTCAGAATTGCAAAACAATCGACCTATAGATCAAATAAGTATTAACAATCTTCGGGTACAGGGTTTGCAAAGAAATTCCAATTTAGACCCACGGTATCAGCGATTGTTTGATCAAGCTAAAAAAGATGGTTTAATTACTCCTCACGATCCTATAACAGAAGCGAAATTGTTAATAAATGATATGATCGATTTATATAGTGCAATTACTCTTGGAAAAAGAGGTAAATCAATTGCAGATCAGATTATTGATAAAGGGGGAACAGAACAACAGGCATTTGACTTTTTATATACATTGGCAGAAAGAGCAGTTATTCCAAAATTAAAATGGCGTGATAGAATACAGGGGATACGAAAAACATTTGAACCTCAAAAATTTGCTATGGACGATGTAAATAAAAGTATTAAAGAGATTAAAAGAGAAATAGCAAAAGATGCAGATGCTTTAGGAGTAAGTAGACAAGAAGCTTTGGATTATTTCCATTGGTATATGATGGGTTCTATTTATCCTCAAGCCAGATCAAGTCAAGCTACATTATCTTTAGCAAAAAGAAATATTGAAAAAGAAAAAGCAAAACCTTCAGAAAAAGCCAATAAGGCATTTATTGATTTTGGTGAAAAAACCATTGCAGATTGGAGCAAGTTTTACAATAAGACTAGCTTTACCCGTTTTGCCTTTGAAACTAAAGAAGTTCCTGAACGTTTAAAAAAAGAGTTTATGCAAAGTTTTGCCAAAATGGTAAATGTTGTTTATTCCAGTCCTGTATTAAATAAAATGAAAGAATTTTCAGGACAACAAATGATTCCTGAGCAAATAAAACCTACAGAAGGCATTACAGGATCTCAAAAAACTCAAGAGGCAAAAATTGTATTGGAACGCTTGTTTGATAATATTTTTCAAAACAAGCCTATTGAAAACATTCCTAAAGATAAAATACCCGAAGATATACCTAGAGTTTTAGATAAACTAATACAAGACTTTCGCACAATGCCAGAAGGGTTTTCTTTTAGAATTGAAGAACTGTTTGCCAATTACCAAACTGAAGCTTTTGGAAAAGCAAAAAATATTTCAGAAGCTACTTATATGGATTTAAGAAACTTTCAGGAATACATTCGAAGAATAAAAGTTTCTACGGCTAAAGAGCCGGGAGTAAAAAAAATGTATTATTATTTATTTCCGGAAAGAGTAGGCGAAAAACAACTTCGGTATGATGCAACTCAGTTATATAAAAGAACTATACCTTTAGAATATGAAAAAGGAAAAGTTGGATTTTTAGATATTCGATTACCGTATAGTACTTTTAATTATTTAAGTGAATCTTTTACTCAATTATATGGTTTTGAAAATATTGATAAAGAATACAATCAAGAATATATACAAAGGTATTATGGTTGGAGAGAGCAAATTTTAAATTTAGAAGATGGAACTACTGAATTTAGCAAACTTCATCGTGCAGCTATTTCCAAACGGCTTGCAGAAAGAGAATCTGTGGGAACAATGGGGGATATAGCAGAAAAAACAAGTCGTAGAAAATTTTATAATGAGTTATGGGAAGAAAACAGACCCTTTTACGAAGAGTTAAAAAATAAAATATACAAGATTACAGAAGAAGGAAAAACTTTTGAAAAAACTGGAGCCCAAGTAATGGATTGGATTTCAGAAAAACATAAAAACTTTTTTGATAGTACTTATAAAAAATGGGTAGTTGCTATTGATAAAAAGACTGGCGAATCATTATGGGATCGAATTGATAAAGAAAATAGGTATGGTGTAATTGACGAATTGGTAGAGTTCACGCCAAGTGGAAGATTAAAAATAGAAAGAATTCAAAATAAATTGTTTAAACCAGCCGCCTTTGGTAAACAACGAATAGTAGAACGATTGATTAATAATACTTCATTATCAGTAGATTTATTAAATCGAATTCAATATGAAATTATTTTAGAACAACGTCTGGCTAAAAAAGAAAATATAGGTCGAGATTCAATAGAAGCTAAAAAATTTCGGGAAAGAAATCGAGCCTTACGAAGAGAAGATGGTGAATACAATCCTTTACGATATGTAGGAATTGGAAAGGTAGAAGAGTTCTATTGGCCTCAGATGGATCATAGGTCTAGCAAAAAAGGAAGAGATCAGGTGAAAAAACATATCGATCAACAAATGTATCTTTTGAAAAATGAAGCGTTGCGGTATGCTCGTGATTTAATTAATGGCAATGTTGAGTCTACAGATAAGTACAACATTAAGAAAAGATGGATTACTTCAAAAAATATACAAGACAGCGTATCAGAATTATTAAAAGGTGTGTTAACACCTGAACAATTTGCAGACCGTATTCTTATATTACAGGAAGTAGCATTTGAAAAAGCGTTTTTATCAAGATCCTCTGAAGATGGTGGAGCTGGAGAACACGCTATCCGGTGGTTAAACAATAATAAAACAGAAAGAAATTCTTTAGAAAAAGTAGGCTTTAACAATCGCCCTGGAAGTGGTCGTGAACGAGGAGAAACGCCAATGCCTGGGTTTAGTTTAGAATTTGAAGTAGCTGAAAAATACTCAGGACAATGGATTGCATCTTTTTATAAAAATTTAACTTCTTTAATTGCTCACGATACAATAAATAGGTTTTCTAAAAACAATGTTCTTTATACAAAAGAAGATAGAGAAGATTGGGAAAACTTTATGAAGATGTATGCACGAGATGTAATGGGATACTCATCTTCTTTTTCTTCTGATGTTATCGGTTTAAATAAAGATCAATTAGCACGCACTAAACAGTTTATAGAACGAATAGAAAAAAGACCAGATAAAGCAACTTCTGAAGAGTTATATGAATACAAACACGCAAAAGATATTCTGAGAAAAGATAAACGATTAAAAGAAATTAGAAAGACTGCATATTTTCATTTAAGTGATGACCAAGTTGCTAAGTTTTTAGAACGTGTTGCTACTAAACTAGGTGGAAAAGCCAATCCTAAACTACCTTTAGTGGATAATCTTCCAAAAGATCCTGAAGCCAGAAAAATAGTTTTAATGCAAGTAGCAAAAAACATTGGTGCTTTTGAAGCAAAGTGGTCTTTAATCTCTTTATTATCTCACCCTAAAACAGCTATAGGTAACTTGTTAGGAGGTAATGTAAATACTATTTCTAATAATGGATTACGGCATTTTACCAGAACAAAAGACAAAGCTTTTTTATACAATATTTTTAAAGGTGGCAAATTAAAAGATGGTACAGAAATCACCCCTGATAATGTAAATATGTGGCTGAATAGATTCGCTGAAGAATCTGGAGCTTTGGAATCGTTTATTGTGTCTGAAGCATCTTTAGAAAGAGGGTTTCGAGGCAAAAAGGTAAAAAACTTTTTATCAGACTTTGTAAGCGAAGTTAAAAAAGATTATAATATGCCAGATCAATCTCTAATGGATATAGCAAAAAAACATGGATTAAACAAAGCGTTTGTCGATGGTGGAGCTTGGTTTATGAGAAAATCAGAACGTATGTTAAGAAGAGATTCTTTTTTATCTCATTATTTAGCCAATTACGAAATACTGAAAGACATTGTTCCTAATTTAAAATACGATAATCCATATTTGCTTAGAATGGCAACTGAAGGGGTTAAAGCAACACAGTTTTTATATCATTCATCTGCAAGACCAGCATTTTCTCGAACTACAACAGGAAAAATATTAACTCGTTTTATGCCTTTTGCATGGAATTCAATTCGGTTTAGAAGATTGGCATACCAAAAAGCGGCAACCTATGGGTTTGATATAAATACAATTCCTGGGAAAAGATTACAAAGAGTTTTGATGCTGGATATGTTCGCTTTTGCATTGGCAAATATATTTGTTTCTTCTATTTTTGATTCTGCATTGCCACCACCCATGTCCTATATGCAAGATACTGCAGATTGGTTATTTGGTGATGAAAAACAACGAGAACGTGCTTTTTTTAACCAATGGCCTCATCCTGCACTCGCACCATTATCTACCGTTACAGGCCCATCTTTACGGCTTGTATTAGCACCTACAAAAGCAATTATTAATAATGACTGGGAACCATTTCTTAATTATCAAGCTTGGACATTAGCGCCTTTTGGTAGGTTGGCAAGAAGTATGTATAGAACATATGAAGTACCTGAAATGTGGTTAGAAGAAATGACAGGAATACCTATTCATCGCTTAGCTCAAAAAATGAAGAAAGCACGTAAGGAAGAAGAAAATGTCGCAGAATAGATTTAAAGGATTTAATGTAGAAGAACCCTCTTCTAGTAGAGTTGAGATAGTTTTAGACAAAGGTAATGATCCTTATTATGGAGAAATGTCTACTGCTAAACCTAATTTAATTGATTTAATTAGTCGAAAAATTCCAGATACAGGTATTGGGGGAGTATTAAAAGGATTATATCGTGGAACAGATGATACTGTATTTGGACTACTTCCAAGTGGTAATTATGAATCTATAACTCCTGAATCTAAGTTTGGAGAAACTTTATCATTTGGTGCAGATCCTTATATGGCTTTAAAAGGTGCGAGATATGCAGTAAGTGGTGGTACACCAATAAGTAGATTAATAGCAAATAATGTTCCTCCTTTTAAATACGAAAATAAAATGGGGGGTATAAAAAGAGCATTAATTAACCCAAAAGTTTTCAAAGAATCTGTTATAGATGACATACCACAATGGGCACCTCAAGTTTTTGGAGAAGATAGGTTGTTTGCATGGAGAACAAAACTGGGATTAGGTAAACCAAATTTTAAATACAGTCAAGCACTAGACCCATCTGGATATCATAGATATCAGACTAATAAATTTTGGCTACAAAACCCTCCAGTAGTAAAGGTAATGGGTGATGGAACAAAGATATATGGCGATAAAAAACAATATGCGTATACTGTTAATAATTTTGTAAAAAACAATCCTATAGATGAAATTTGGAATAAATTTGGGACTCATATGGAAGATGGCAAAAAATACTATCATTATAAAAATCCAGATGATTATTTTAGAGAAGTAGATTCTGAAGGTTTACATTCATTATTTGGAAATTATGATGTAAAAAGAAAAATGAAAGGAAGTAAGGATCTTGGTGGTGTATATAAAGAAGATTATTATGATAATTGGGATTTTGCACGTAATAGATCTTTATTAAGTTATTTAAAAGATGTTAAATCTAATTTATCAGAAGCTCCTGTTTTTTTACAAAGAAGTCTTGCAGAAGCTTTATTAAAACCATTAGAGTTTAAAGGTACTGCCAAAAAAGTATATAGAAAGCCTGGACCACGATCTGTATATGATGAAGGATATTATATAAGAGAAGATTTTTAACTACCTTTCTTTCTGTTTTATAAAGTTTAAAATATCAACTATTTTTCTGATATGTATGTTTTGTATATTTTGTACGTAGAATGATTAAACTAAAAAAAAGTTACACTATGCTTTTGCAACTTAAAGACTTATTTTCGCATCCCGTAAGCTTAAGTAGCCGCTGTGTAGCTTTTTTAAGGTGAAATTTGGCTACTTTATAAAGCTTTCTCGTCGATGCCGAAGTGGTGGAACTGGTAGACACGCTGTCTTGAGGGGGCAGTGGGGGAAACCCCGTGAAGTAGCCGTTATGTAGCTTTTATGGGGCATAAATGTACAAAAATGGCAAATGGTGGTATACATCAATATCGTATGAAAACAGAAAAATAATACGATCTTTAAAAACCACAGATAAAAGAGAAGCCAAGCTAAGAGAAAAGAAAATACATCGGGAAATTTACAGTCAACTTGTTACTGGAAAATACGATGATAGAAAACAACCTCCTGAATTACAAAAACGAATTGATCTTTTTTTAAATACAAAAAAACTATCTACCAGAAGAACCTATTTTTATATATTAAATAAAATCCTACCCAGAGAAGACAAGTTTGACAATATAACTTTTGCTACAGAAATGAGTTATAAAAGACATATAAATGCTTTTTACAACTTTTGTAATAAAACCTATCAATGCAATTATAAGACTTATAAGATACAGGAACCTAAAGGTAGAACTAGGGTTTATAGTGAAAAAGAGTTGATCAAATTAAAAACATTAAGCTTAGATCTAACTTTTAGAAACTTTATTAATTTTGCATATTATACAGGAGCAAGAAGATCAGAGCTGATTAATATACTTGAAAAACAAGAAGGGTTTATGTGGGTAAGGGGAAAAGGTGGTAAAAGAATGGTTAAGCTATTTAAAAATGCAGAACCTTTTTTTGATTATTATCCATATTCTGAAGATAAGATTACTAAAGAATTTAAAGCACAAGCCAGAAGACTTGAGATTAAAGATGCCCGATTTCACGATTTAAGAAGAACTTTTGGTTTAAATTATTTAAGAAAGGGAGGAACCATACATGAATTAAGCAAACTGCTTGGAGATACACTTAGAATAACAGAAAGGCATTACGCTCCTTTATTAGTGATGCAAATACCTGATATAGAATTTTAAAAACAGATATAGGAAAAATATGTTAAAAAAGAACCTTTACCGAAATCACCTTGGAAGCATTTATTTTCAAAAACAAATTAAAGGAAAATCAGTTACTTTAATGACTCACACAGAAGATGAGTCTATTGCAAATAAATTACATACTGCTTTAGAATATCAAGCGAAACAAACCATAAAAAATCCCAATAAAGATAAAAACGGTTTTGAAGAAATTACTTTTATAATGCTTGTATCTAAATATTTAACTCACGATCACGATTGGTCACCTGTATATCGAAAAACTACAGAAAAAGCATTAAAAGAATTTTTAGTACATGGTATACCTGATGGTAAAAACTGGGCAGTTGTAGTTAAAAAAACAGTAAATAGATGTATTAATTGGGGATTAAAACACCGTTATAAAACATTACAACCTAAATACATTCATTTACACAATGTTAAAAAAAGGAAAAGAATATTAAATAATGCAGAAATAAATTTGATTCTAAAGAGTAGTAAAGATGAAGATTTTAGATTATTTGTGAACTTTGCTTATTATACAGGATGTAGAATAGAAGAGCTTATTGGTTTAAAAAGTTACAATTTTTATCCTTTGCATTTTCAAGTAGAAAAAGATAAAAAAATCAGATATGTTCGTCTAAACAAGCAAGCCAGAATGATCCTGGAACAAAAAGAAGGAATGTGGAATTATACCAAACAACAGATTTTTAGAAACTTTTATAAAAACACACAAAACTTAAATATAGACAATGTAAAGTTTGAAGATTTACGTTTTACATTTGGTTATAAGCTAATTACTGAACAACAGATTCCATTATTTAAAGTAAGTAAATTATTAGGGCATAGTGCAGTTAGCATAACAGAAGATCACTATGCCCCTTTTTTAAATACAGATGTAGAAGATTTTTTTCTTTAATCTATAGTAAAACTCTTTGTAATTAAATTGCCGGATTTGTCCGTTTTAAGGTTTTCAGAGTTTTTTAGAAGAAAAATGTTACCACAACCGTATACGTCACCTCCGTATTCTTTATAATAACAATACGGTTTATTATTTATTGTAATATGGTTTTCTTCGCAAATGTTATTACATTGAATACATTTTATTGGTTCGAGTGTAATTAAGCAGCTATGTTCGTGTTTCATTTGCAGGAAACAATGCAGTAATCCAATTTTTTATTTTATTACTTGTTGTTTTATTTAGGATTTTTTGCATAACTATTTCTAATTTATTTATTCTGTCTTTTTTTGCAATAATTTCTTTTTCATATTGCTCTATTATATCTATATAACCAGCCATATATTTATCCTTTTATAGCAAGAGAATCTTTATTTAACCTTGTTACACCCATAGCTGTAATAGCTATATTTATTCCATCTATCTGACCAACTATTTCAGTAAAAACGCTAGTATGTGCCGATAAAGGAGTTTTAGTTAATTCTTTTAATAATTTATGTTTTTCATTCATTAAGCGATTTGTAACTAATTTTTCATAATTTTCGATTATTTTATTTTCAACCATATTTGATTCACCTTTATTTTTTAATTGAATTAAACGAGCTGATAAATAGACAATTGCATCAAGCATTTCTTCTAAAGCTTCTTGTTCCCAATTTCGCCCATCATCAATATTGACTTCACCGCCATATTCACGTTTTCCTATTTCCAATCTTTTTTGGATTAATTCAATAATTTTATGATTCATTTATTGTTTATTTCTTTTCTCAATTAACCATCCCCATTCTCGTAATTTTGCTACGCCTCCTCTGGTAAAGGATTGGATAGTTTTATTTTTAAAGTTATAAAATGCTTTTATCAAATTTCCATCTGGTGTAGAAATAAAAATAAAGTTATATTTTTTTCTCATTACATATTCTACAAGTTTTTCTAGGGAGACCAAATGTAGGCATATTGTTATACCTACAAATGCTCCCATTTTTTTTGATTATTGATACTTCCCATACGTAATTACAAGAATTACAAAATTTTAATTTATTGTAATACTTTTGTTTTGTGCTTTTTGCGGCAAGTCTCATTGATTTTTTATGTATTGTAGTTACCTAAAGCATATCCAAACAAATCAGGGGTTAATCGTTTAATGTTTCCGTTTTTGCACCGTAAAGCCATATTTTTTACTTTGAAAAGAATTTCTCTATTGATTAAATCTAAGGTTTCTTGATTTACTTGAACTCCCTCATCATTAAACAATTTTTTTATTTTTGTTTTTTGTATTATCATTATTACTCTTCCTCTGTAAGATAAGGTAATGATTTTTCTTTATTTGCTTCTATTTCTTCATAAGTAGGTTGTCCTAATAACCTCCATATACCGTCTAAATAACGTTTACCATCAGTTGATAATCTGTCTCTATCACAAGCTTCTAAATCAGATAAAAGCATTATAAGTTCTTTTGTTCTATCAGTTGCTACGTTTAGTGTTACTTTTTTCATTGTTTATTGCATTTCTCACAAGTTTTTTTATCACAGCGAATGTTATTAAATGTTGATTTTGGCAAATAATCTGTAATTTTTTCTTTCTTCCAATTCAGACTAAGTGACCAATATTCATTACAGGAAAGGCAAAGATATGGTTGAAAACCAATATCTGTTCTGCCTCTCCAGTCTTTAATTAATTTTTCTATTTTAACAGATTTTAGATCTACCCATTCATTACCGAAATAATGAAGTAAGTCTAAAGTTCTTGCTATTCTTAGGTTGTTATAACGTTCGGAATCTTTTTTGGAAACCATATGATTTTCTCCATATTGGCTTCCTTACCGCTTTCGACTAATTTTTTCCCTTACTAATTATGATCAACATAATTCCGAATATTCCCCAGGAAAAGAAACAAAATCCTAATCCTCCCATTAAGAAATAAAGAAGAACTTGAGGTATTTCTAATACCATAAAACTCATAAATCGTTTAATTGGTTTTCATTTAATACCTGATCTATTTCAGTTACGATAGTTTCTAAACCATAATCATGTGGTTCCCATCGTTCTGCTTTTTGTATATCTTTTTTAATGTTATTAAGCGCAATTACCAGTTTTCCAATTACCAGTTCTGATTCCATAATTACACCAGTTAGTTTGCTCAATTCATTTCTCCAATATTCTTCTGGTTCAACTGAATCAAAAACATCAGCCATTATTTATTTTTCTTTCAATTAGGGGCATTAGATATAATCTTGTAATCATGTAATACAACACTACATCAAATACCATATGTATTAAATCGTCAAAAATTCCAGTTATTGCTATTTCGTAAAGATAAAAAGGTGTCATTTTTTTTTCCTTGTTTTAATCGTTAAAACCCTTGGAGAAAGAGGTCAGCTCACTGTAGAATGTTGCTTATTGTCTTTCTCCGCAGGTTTCTCTCCAATGAAAATCCGCCCATGGATTTCCAAATCTTTGAGGTTCTAAGGCAGCCAACCATTTGTTGAAATCTTTATTCTCATAACATACTGTTATTAAAATATTTTTATTCAATATAGAACCTCAATTTTAGGGAAATAGCGTAGGCGTTAATTCGCTGTGTAAGCCAATGATATCAACCAACAACCGAAAGGATCTGGTAACTTACAACAACTATTTCCCATAATTTTTAATCACATTCTCCAGTTGCACAATTTGGATTATTAGACTTTATATATTCGTTTTCTGAAAAAGAATTATCATTTTTTATTTGTTCTTTTGCATCTTTTATAATTGAATTAATTTCAAGTAAAAGAGGATCTGAAGGATCTGTTTTGTATAAAGAATCTGTTATTTTTTCCAAATCTTTTATTTTAAATCCAACAGATACTAAATGAACAATTTCTGTTACTTCTTTTTTAATAATTTGTATCGACATTTATATTTATCCTTTTATCATTTTCAAAAGTGTTAAAAATTTATCCATAGGCATTAGAGCATATGTATTTCCACGATCTTCTCTAAATGCAACTATATCTGTATGTTCACACTTTAGGTATTGAGGTAATGTTTTTCTGCGTTTTGCCTGAACGGTGTATTCTTCAATTTTTAAATCAACTTCTTCGTGCAGTCCTAATGATTGACCATTTGATCCCCACGCACGTTGGGCTGAGAAACCCCAGCCCTGTGCGGTTTTTACAAGTTCACGTTCAAAAGCATTGCCTTTGACTTTACTTGGATGGCTCAAGGTAACCACCTATTCCATCTATGTAATGTGAGACTCATCTCCATTGGACCACAACCTATGCCAATGTTTAAGTGATCCCCGTTAGTTGTATGTATTCCTACAAACATATTTATTAAAGAAAGAAGAACTAAACGCAAACCTACTCCTTGTTTTTCATTAACCGTTGAAAGTTGAATAAAATATTTCATGATACTTTAGCAAACGCTTCAGATGTTTGAGGTACTTGTTTAAAAATCATTCTTTCTTTGTCAAATTCAAAATTCAATCTGATTCCTTTTCCATCTCGATTCTTACCACTATCAAGAGTTCTTGTGCCATATACTCGTGTTCCATTAATTGTCCATACTTTGTCAGCTTCTTGAATAACTGTACTAGAACCTTTTGCGGAATTAATATCAACTACTCCTGTTTTTGCTGATTCTTTATTTACATGATGAACTGCAATGACTACACATTCTTGATTAACGGCAATATCTTTTAATTTGGTTATAATTTCATTCATACGATCAAATTCATTATGGATGTTTTTAACATGAATTTTATTCGTAGGATCTATCATTAATATATCTGGATTTGTTTTTGCTACTTCTTCTTGCAGTTTGTTTATTTCTGGTCTTATATGAACTGCATTAATGTGATCAAACGAAGAGTAAAGATTTGTTAAATCATCTAATTCGTTGTGATATCTATTGGTTTCTTTTTGCGTGTATTGTTGAGCAATTTGAGTAAATCGCTTATAGGTTAAATGCCATGTGTTTTCCATAGACACATATAGTATTTTATGACTCTTCAGCATTACAGCTAAATTGGATAAATAAGTAGATTTACCCATTCCTGTATCTCCTAATAAAATCACTAATTCTCCGGGCATTACCCAATAGTCTAAGTTCCAGTCATAAAGATCTTTAAAGTTGAAAGCACTTTTAGAAATACCTGTACTCAGAAACTTTTTATATTTCTCAGCTAGTGTCTTCATATTTTCAACTGCCATGGAATAATCTTTACGTTTATAATGAATACATTTAGGATCGCAATATTTGTGCATAATATGATCGTTGCACCAATAATTATATCCTTTTTCAAATTCACTATCAGTAGTCGTCTTTGCTTCTTCGTGATTTCCTGACCATTTTTCTAAAGTATCCTGGACAACATTATAAGGAACTCCTGATCTTCTTAACCATGCGGCTAATCTCATCATTGATTCATTTCGTTCACCGTGAACAGGTGGTTTGGAAAGAACACTTTGCATGCAGGTAACAACAGTAGTGGGATCAATATCAAAAGTAGATCGTTTAACAGAAGTTTTTTCTAACATCTTTGCAGTATAAAGCTTTAAATATTTTCTTAAATAAGGTTCAGTCTTATGAAATTGAAAATAAGTAAGGTTTATTTCGTCAGGAATTGTAGAAGCTTTTCTTTTAATATCATCCATAGTCGAAGCAAAGAGTTCTTGTAAACTGATCGGTGTTTTGTATAAACCCGATTTTTTATTGTAGCTGTATGGAGCCCTTATAAGTCTTGCACCATCATAGATTTTATCGCAATCAGGAAACACATCCATTAATGTACTTTTTACAGAAAGAGGAAGACTTACAGAGGGGGTAAAACCAAATAAATCTGGTAACACAACGTGAAATCCAGTTCCACTATACCAGACTTGAATATGATTTTCTTTTATTCCTAAATCTTCAATTAATTCTGTTTTAACAAAGAAACGAACTGTTTCTAATAGTTCTTTTTCAGATAGATTTTTTAAATCTAAATCCAAAATAATCTGATTTACGTAATACACACCTTTATATGTACCAATCCTATTAACACCATCAAGGTGTCGATCAAGATCTTTATCAAATCCATACCAACTATGATAGAGTTCGTGTTTGTCGTTTTGTTTACCAATAAGGTTAGGCAGATTTGATATCTTATCTGCCCGACCTCTATTGGTAATATGACCAGAAGCTATTTCTACAAATTGTTCAGAACTTTCCAATTCTTTTCTCTGCTTCCTTGATTCACTTCTTCCAAAGTAACTCCTGCATTTCTCAGCATAAATTGCTTTGTATTTTTAATCCCTCTGAATTTTCTCATCAATGTATCTGGATTAAACATTTGTCCATATTGCTGCTCAATCCATCTTGGTAAATCCAATTGAATATGATGAGATCCAATAATAGATCCATGAGGAACTGCATGAGATAGATATCTGCAAATAAGTTCTTCGCTATTAAGGGCTTCTTTATTAATCGTTGTATTGTGTGCTATTTGTGGCATTTTCATTATACCTCCGGTATTTCAGTTACACCTTCAATTGGTTTATCGGCAAATATATTTGCAAGTTTCTCATCTGGTTTTGCACGATACATTTTAGGTTTATTTGACTTGTTCCATAATTCATACAATTTCTTTTTTCCTTCAGATTCACTAGCAAAATTCCACCAAGTTCTTCTTTTAGGATTTCCGTTTTGATTATCTTCTGTAGTTTCGTATTGGAGTATGTATATGCTTCTGCCAATGCAGTCACGAACACATTCTTCACTAAGAAAAGAAGAGTCTTCATTTAATGTATTTTCGCTAAGGTTGTGTCCAAGTGTTTGCAAGAAAATCGCAATACTTCTGGAACCATAATTATCAACAGGTGGTTTTGAATATTTAGAACCCCAACCTATTGCCATTCCGTTTGTCCCTTTTGCGTGTTTACCACCAAGATAAATAACGGTATCGTATTGATTGTTTGGATTATCAGGTGTGGTGCCAACAATTTTAATATTAATATCGTTTCCAAATTGATCATCATCTTTTAAAACGTTTTCTATTGAGGTTACTTGTACCCTATCAACATAAACTCCCTCAGGGTAGTCGTAGTTTGGTTTAACAGTTGCGTTAAATCCCATTATTGTTCTCCTTCTTTGTATTTGTTGTTTAGACTGACAACAAAAGCTTTTAGTTTTCCACTTGTTATAGTTGTGTTCTCAAGAAACGCATCCCAATCTTTTCTTTTTGGATGTTTGTTATCGGGGTCAATTTCTTTAATAAGTTTTTTAGCTTTTGTAATTTCTGTTCTGGTTGGGCTTTTAGCGTTTCGAATTCCTTCTGAAACATCATTAATTAAAATCTGTGCATGATTTTCACTAATATTCCACCCGTTACTTTTTATATCTGTAAGTTTTTGTTTAACATCTTTAGCTATATTCCTGTTTCTCATTAATTCATCAAGTTTAATTGATTGGTTAGCTGTTGCATTTCCTGGCACAATAGGAGAGCCGTCTAAATGAGTAGGTTTTGTATAATCTAAGTCTGCAATATCTTCACCAGCCCATAATTCAATTCCGTATCCAGTCAATGTAGAAAGTCCTTTTGCAAGGCATCTACGAATAGTATTTGCTACTTGAACACTATCTGGATTGGAAATTGCATTGTTTCTTTGGTCTCTAACTGCAAGCTCCATTGTACATTCATGCTCATCACCTTCATGATCTGTTACTGAAATATCTACAATAACCAATGCAGTATGGTCTGGTAAAACGCAATAAGGAAGTTCTAAAGTGTTGTTTCCCATTTGCACAGTAAACATTCTTACCTTATGATTAACATAGGGAAAGTTTTTCTTTGTTTTATCCCAAATGTTTGCCCAGGGGATATAACTAAATCTTCCTTTTTTATCTAAGTCACCTTTATATGGTTCATTTCTTAATATATTATATGAGTTGTTATTTTCCATTTACAATCCTTTGAAAAGAAGGCTGGATGATATATATATTAGGTAACAATATATAGTTGTGTAGTTGTGAGTATCATCCAGCCTTGAAGTTTACGCTATTGCTGCTTGATGCAGTTTGATATGGCTTTCAAGCACTTTTTGAGGGGGTGTACTTTTTAAACTTTCTGTACAAGAGTTATATACACTCCACATATTTCTTTCTTTAAATTCCTCGTAAGGAGCATTTCTCCAATGATTTAAAGCTTTTGTTACCTGCCTTGGTGTAATAATGCGGTATCCTAACATTCTGCCAAAGAATTCATAAGCTTTATCATCATTCATTGGAATATTGATCATCTTTTCACGATCTTTTACAATATCATGAAAGTTGTTAGACTCTGTAAATAAGAGATGCAATATTTCTTTTTGCAAATCTTCTTTTACATTTCTGGTATGTTTTCTCATGACAGTTACCTTTCCTTTAAATGAAAGATTGTCACATACAAACAACTTAGATCCAAACGCCAAGCCATTAGACATACTTTTGTCATATGAGGATCGTATACCAATTGCCCATCCCATATTTTCATTGTCACCAATGTATTGCAAAATAGCAAACATTCTTTGGTCTTTAGCGGCAAGTGCATATTGCCCATCTTTAAATTCAAATCCATTTTGATTAGCAAAGTTATCTGCCATTAATCGTGTATCTTTTATGATGTCTCCAAAAGAGACCGGTATATATGTATCAGTTTCTTCAGGAAGAGGTACAGAGCAAATTTCTTCATAACTTGCTACTCGGCCTCCACAATGAAGTACCATTTGATTTTGATTCATAGAATTTCCTTTACAAAGGTTTCTAGTGTTTTTAATCTGTTTTTATGCGCTGGATGAGGCTCTTTTAAGCCTTCAGCCATTTTAATATTTCTGTTTCTATTTTTCTCGAGATCCCAAGCATCGTATACTTGAATTGCTATGAACTCATCAATATTATAATCCTCCATTAATGCGATTATTAGGTCTTTTTTTGTTAATGTTTTATCTTTACTTAATTCATACAATTCATCAAAAGCGGTCTCTGCAATATCATCCATTATGTCATCATTTAAAGAATAACTCACAGTTTTAATTCAGTTTGATTTTTGTTTTGAGATATTTCTTTTGCTTGTTCAAGCAAATAATCAAGTTTTTGCGTGCTTCGAACTGCTTCTTCAATAATAGAAGCGTCATAAATGAGTTCAACTGCATCTTTATTGACTTGTTTAGCTAATCCAATAATTTCATCTATATGTTCAAACATCTTTTGCCAGTCTTTTTGAAGTTTTTCTAATTCCAATGTTTTCATTGTAATCCTTTTTGCTGTTTTCTTGGTCATACCAATCTGCTATATCTAGTTGTTTCCCTTTGTGTATACCTGTGCAAGTAAGTACAATTTCATAAGGATGAAAAATTTCATCTTTTGAATGTTCAGGCATTTCTCTTATGACAGTAGGAGCATTACAAAGAGGGCATTTTTTATGATCTATCATTATTTGATGTAGATAAGAGTAGGCTCTTAGATTCGATAGTGGAAGGGGTAAGGAAGCGTGTGTAAGTACCAAGAGCCTAACTCATTATTATGAGTTTAATAAATATTTGCGATGTAGGGCATATTGATAAAAACTGTGTTTATTTATTACACACTTATCTACAAATTTGTTAAACATATATGGATTTTTGATTTTCTTAGAAGCTTTATAATCTGAATCGTTTACAATTTTAGAAATATACTGGTTTAATTCACGCAATTTCATAAAACGAATTTTGATTATTTCATTGGCAAAATCTTTACCTTTTATGAGGGAACGCTGTTTATCTATATTTGTTTTATAATCAATTCTTAATGTATTTATAAAATCGATTAAACTTCTTTTAGTTTCGTGGTTTATTAGGTGTTGTAACTGCATTTAAACTCCTTTTAAGTTACGTTAAGTTCACATTTATTACAATTAAATATTTAAAACTATACAAAAACGGGTAATATAAAAATGGATATTTACGCAAAAAATAGGTAAATATGTAAAAAATTTATGTAAATAAAGCTAAATTTGTGTAATTTGTGTCAATTGGTAAGGACAAAGCATGAGTAATAAAGAAATAAAGCAAGACGTTGTGTTGTCTTGGCTTAATGAAACTGATATTCCTATTTCGACTATTTCTAAAAAGTCTGGAGTATCTCGAAAAACTCTTTATAATTGGAAAAACGGATCAAATATCCGAAAAAAGTCTATTAATAAGATTTTTACCATTTATAAAAATGAAATCAAAATAAATAACCAACTCAAAATCACAGAAGGAGAGTTAAAAATGGGGAATATCTATGAAAGAGATAATAATTTTTCAATGGATGCTGAGTATGTACTCAAATTGCAACAAGAAAAAATAGAAAGACAGGAAAAAGAAATTTATTTATTAAAACAAACCCTTGAAAATCCTGTGCAAAAAAGAAAATTTGATGAAATTGATGCAGATATGGAAACCGATGTCCAAATTAAAAATATTTTTTCAATGAAACCGATGGAGCGAGTTATTTCAAGAGCAGAAGGGCATAAAACTGTTGCTGATAAACTTGGTTTAGATCCAGATGTTTACTATAACGATTATTTGTCTGTAGGGAAATGGTATATATTTGAAAAACATCCCGTAGATGAAATTATTAACGATAAATCTTTAAAAGAAATTCGAAAAATAACATACAATTTGCCTGCAATTTTAGAATCCATGAAATTTATTGTAGGTTCTCATTATATGGCTTTTCCTGTTGTCTATGACTATAACAATAATATATGTGCTACTCTTTGTTACGTACTATTAGAATGGGGTGAAAAACCAGTTACCGTTAAATCCAAAACAGTAATTGTAACGGCTTAAATATTTAAAAAGGGGAACAAAGGTTCAGAGTAAACCCTATTGCAGTTTTGCAGTTGTGTTTTATCAAAAACTGAATTTCTGTTCCCCTTTTTTTAGGCTTTTATTTGTCTTTACTATATATTTCTTCTTTACTCAAATAAGCTGATTTTACCTGCAAATCTTTCCATTCATGTTCTGTTGAATTAAAAACATCTTTAAATGGAAAGTCTAGTTTATTATCTACAGCATATTGAATAATATCAGTCTTTCTACCAGTTTGTTTAAACTTATTTTGTAGATTAGAAATAGAGAAAGCACGTAGCATTTCTTCTCTATGTTCTTCTGAATCATTATATATGTTTAAACAATGTTCTTTAAATGATATTGTGTTTACTATTTTTGCAAACTTATTTAAGTCTTTAATTGAAGATCGAAACAATGCTTCCTGAACTAAAGTAAATTCAATTTTCTTTGCAATAGTAATGGGTTGCACTACCCAATCATTATACATATTATCATCTAGTATTCTTGTTAAATTCCATCCTAGTGCATAATAACTAACAGAAATATCTTTTAATTCAACAACTCGATTTAGATATTTACTTAATGCGGATTCGTCAACTGTTTTGTTCTGTTTAATAAGAAACATATTGAATAAGTAGTTTACATAACTAGGGACAGTTGCTTTTGCAAACTTCTTAGTTTGTAAATAATACTTACCTCGTTCTTTTGTTTCTGGTTTCGAAGATGTACTATTTGTTGATTTTATTGAGAAAACAACTCTTTCTTTAAAACCAGTCCATGATACTACATTATTTTTAATATATCCTTTTTTTGATCTAACCATATCAGAAAAAGACATTGATCTAACATCTATATTCCATTCATCTAATGACGTATCAACTTTTAGTTCTTTTAACAGTTGATAATTTGAAGCAAATACTTTATTTTTACTTTGTTCGGCTGCATAACAAACAAAATCTAAGTCTCCATTATAATCTTCTATAAATTCAGAAAATAATTCTAAAGACTTTTGTTGTTTGTTTCCATGTTCTTTTTGAAGCTGAATAAACAAATCTTCTCCACCACAAATGTCTATTAACGTTTCTTTTGAAACTTT